CGGCTGGACGGCGCGGACAATGACGATATTATATCGGGATTGATGGCGGCTATTCCGGATTATATAGAGCTTTGCACGGGCGTAACAGCGGAGAAACAGGCAAACGAGCCGCTGGCGGATACTGCAAGCAAATTTATTCTGATTTTGTGGTATCACGCGGAGCGGGTGGACGCTGACAAGGTGCAGCGGACTATTGACAGCTTGCTAAAGGCGTTGCAGCTTAAGGCAGCAGCGACGGCGGCGGGCGCATAAGAAAGGGGTATTGATATGGCGAAGGACTACGCGAGGCCGTTCTACGATAGCAAGGAATGGCGCAAAACAAGAGAGGCTTATTTACATAGCCGAAATTATATTTGCGAGCGTTGCGGCGGGGCGGCTTCCGTAGTCCACCATATCAACTACATAAAGCCGTGGAATGTGAACGATCCGGATATAACGCTTAATTGGGACAACCTTAAAGCGGTTTGCGAAAAATGCCATGCGGAAGAACATTCGCAGGATTTGAAAGCGAGAGGGAGCGCGGCACGCTTAAACGGCATTGCCTTTGATGAAGAAGGCAACGTAATAAAGCAAGCAAACGCGCTGCTTATATGCGGAAGTCCGGCGAGCGGAAAAACAACATATGTTGCACAGCACAAAGGCCGTAACGATCTTGTGATTGATCTTGATTACCTATGTGCGGCACTGACGGGTGAAACGGGCAATGTGCATTTAGATCATAGGCCGATACTGTCCGTTGCGCTGGAGGTACGCGAATTGTTGTATCAGATCGTACAGGCGCGGCGCGGCAAATGGGAACGCGCCTTCATCATAACGACGATCGCAGACGCGCGGGAAATGAAAGCGGTTGCCGATGAATTGCGCGCCGATGTTGTGTTGATGGATACGCCGCTTGAAGAGTGTATCCGGCGCATTCAAGGCGATCCGAGCAGAGCGCATAACAGGACGATAAACGAAAAGTTAGCGGCAGAATGGTTTGAAAAATATAATGCTTCCCTTCGTGGCGGCGCAATCCCCCCTACTCCAATTTTGTAAGGGGAGGGAACGCACCATCGGCGGGGAACCTTTCCTTTCCTCTCCATGACGCGCGTATGAGGGGAGGGGTAAGAGGCGCAAGGCGGGTAGAAATGGGGTGTTTTGCCTTGACAATGAAATACGATAAAGAAAGATTGAAGGACGTGCGGAAACTTAAAAAGATATTGAAACTTGTTCCGCAGGATCGCAAAGACGTTGCGGAAAAGCTCATAGTGGAAATATCTTTCATGGCGGAAACGCTCGCAGACCTTCGCGCGCACATACAGGAAAAAGGCACGGTTGACCATTTCAAGCAAGGCAAACAGGAATTTTTACGCGAAAGCCCCGCGCTGAAAGCCTACAATACAACGATCCAGCGTTACAGTTTGCTATATCGGCAGCTTACAGACCTTTTACCGCCTCCGGAAGTGAACGACAAAAAGAAAAACGAAGTGCTTGACTTCATCACAAAGCAGGGATAAGGCGTGAATTATATTCTTGAATATTGGAGGGCGATTGAAAGCGGTAAAAGTGTCGTATCGAGGCGGGTAAAGAAAGTATATCAAGAGTTGGTGCAGCGGATCGAGCAGCCGGAAGCGGGCGCGCGTTACGTTTTCGACGAAAAGCGGGCGTTGCGTCCCGTGGAGTTTATAGAGCGGTTTTGTAAGCATTCAAAAGGCGAATGGGCGGGAAAGCCCGTTGCGCTTGAATTATTCCAAAAGGCTTTCATATCCGCGCTTTTTGGATTTATTGACAGAGAAACGGGCTTGCGGCAGTACCGCGAAGCAATGTTCTATGTTGCGCGAAAGAACGGAAAAAGTACAATGCTTGCGGGTATTGCGCTTTATATGCTGGTTGCCGATCTTGAAGCGGGCGCGGAGGTTTACAGCGTCGCAACAAAGCGGGATCAAGCACGATTGATCTTTGAAGAGGCGCACAACATGGTAAAACAAAGCCCACAGCTTCGGGAATTGCTGAAAAAACGCAAAGGCGATCTTTACTTTGCAAATACTTTTTCCCGCTTTGAGGCGTTGAGCAAAGACAGCGGAAGCATGGACGGCCTAAATTCTCATTGCGTCGTAATTGATGAATTGCACGGAATAAAGGATCGCAATTTGTACGAAGTTATGAAGCAATCGCAGAGCGCGCGCCGCCAGCCGCTTTTGATTATGATAACGACGGCGGGAACGGTACGCGAATGTATCTTTGATGATATGTACGCCTACGCCTGCAATATCGTTGATGGCGTTTATAAAGATCATACCTTCTTGCCGATCCTCTATGAGCTTGACAACCGCGAAGAATGGACGCAGCCGGAAGCGTGGCAAAAGGCTAATCCCGCTTTAGGGACAATAAAGAAGCTGGACGATCTGCAAACAAAGATTGCCCGCGCGCGGAACAGCCCGAACGATCTTCGCGGCCTCTTGGTAAAAGATTTCAACGTTCGCGATACATTAAGTACGGCGTGGCTGAATTTTGAGGATATAGACAATCAAGCAACCTTTGATCTCTCACGCTTCCGGAATAAATTTGCGATCGGCGGCGCGGATTTGTCAAAAACACTTGATTTGACGTGTGCAACGCTTTTGATGATGGATAAGGAAAGCGAAACTCGGTATGTAACGCAAATGTATTGGATACCGGAAGAAACGCTTGAAAAGCGCGTAGCGGAAGAAAAAATACCGTATGACAAGTGGCGCGAGCGGGGATTGTTACGCACTTGCGCCGGAAATACGATCGACTATAAAGACGTTACGGCGTGGTTTTTGGAAATGGTGCAGGAATATAAAATCATTCCGGCATGGATTTACTACGATGCATGGAGCGCCCGCTATTGGGTGGAGGAAATGAAGGCGAACGGATTTGAAATGATCCCGTGCATTCAAGGCGCAAAAACGCTTTCACTTCCTATGCAGAAGCTGGGCGCAGATTTGCAGGCAAAGCGGATCGTTTATAACAACAATCCTATTTTGAAGTGGTGCTTGACGAATACAGGCGTACAAACAGACCGCAACGGCAATATAGTTCCGGTCAAAAATCAATCAGCAAAGCAGCGTATAGACGGAATGGCAAGCCTGCTTGACGCTTATGTAGGCTTAACGGAGAAATACAACGAGTATTTAAGCGCATTGTAATATTAAAAGGGGAGGAATTAGAGCAATGACGGCGGAAGCAGCAATCAAAACAGCACTTGAAAGCGCAAATATTCCTTTTGAGCGGTTGACATACCGAGGGGACGCGCCCAGCTTCGCGGCGTATCAGCTTGTTTTATCGCAAGAGCGGGATTTTTACGACGATGAAAACGAGGCGCTGGAACACACTTTCAGAATAGACCTTTTTTCACGTACGGAATACATAACACTTCTTCGCCGCGTGTGGCGGGCGTTAAAAGCAAATGAATTCTATGAGATCAGCGCCGAGGCGGAAATATTCGAGCGGGATACAAAGCTATATCATATCGCAATGACAGCGAAATATCTTGAAAGCATTGCGGAGGTAGAGGAATGAAGCTGAAAGACAAGAAAATACGTATCTTGCAATACATTCATTCGACGGACGAATACGGCTTCGGCCTTGATGAATGGCGACCGATCCATAACGGGCGGCTTTGGGCGTATTATAGGCAGCTTTCCGGAAGTGAGTTTTTTTCTTCTGCTATGGTAAACGAAACGGAAGATGTTGTATTCACGGTAAATCATCGAATGGACGTATCAAGCGAAATGCTTATAGAGTACGGCGGCAAATATTATGAGATAACCCGCATTGACGATTTCGAGGGATACAAAGACGATCTAAACATTTATTGCAAGCTGGCGGCGGATCAAAATATAGAGGTTACAGAGCCGCAGACGTAAGAGAGGGTGCGCGCATGGAAGCATTACCGCAAGAAATCCTTGATATGATCGCGCTTGCCGTCGCGCAGGCGGCGCAGCAGACGGCGGAGGCGTTGCGATCGGAACAGAAAGCCGCGCCAGAACGCAATTATTTCAAGATCATGGAAAAGCTGCTATACAGCTATCCGACATTGAAGCGCATTGTTTCAGATAAGGCGGAATATACAAAAGTTGAGTGGCAAGGGCGAAGCGGCGTTGTGCGTTTCAATCCTAATGCAACGTGGAAAAGTCAAGAAGATAGAATTGAGGAATTGGAGAGGGACAAAGAAGCGGAATACGATTTGACAACGAAAGAATTTCGGCGGATTGATCGTGTTGTGCGGGCTTTCGAGGATCGGAAAGAATTTGTTGTTATCCGTATGTACTACTTCAACGAACAAGCGGACGGAACGCCGCGAGCAGCGGACGCGCCCGAAATAACATGGGAGGAAATCGAAGAAGCACTTGACAAAGGCGTGAAAACGCTGGGACGCTGGAGAAACAACATTGTAAACGATATGGCTATATGCCTTTTCGGGATCGACGCGGCAATACAGGCCGGAACGAGCCGGAAAGGAAAAGAATAAACCCGCCTTGCCCTTGTAGGGTAAAGCGGGTTTTCTTTATCATCTTTTGCAGATGATACCGAACAGGCCGTTTACAAAGATGTATCGCGGCGCGTTCGGATTTGAAATGTAATGGCGGAGAGTTAGGGATTCGAACCCTAGGTTCCTTTCGGAATCACTAGTTTTCAAGACTAGCTCCTTAAACCGCTCGGACAACTCTCCAGATACAGAAAAACCGCCTCCCGGCGGTATCCTGTGGCGGAGTGAGAGGGATTTGAACCCTCGCGCCGCTTTTAACGGCCTACTCCCTTAGCAGGGGAGCCCCTTCGGCCTCTTGGGTATCACTCCGAATCAAAGAAACAGTATTTAGCTGATTACCAAGGTATTCTAGCATAGCGAACCTCTTTTGTCAAGGGAAAAACGGAAAGAATTTGCGTCCGGTGCATGGGGGGACGCCGGATTCGTCCCGATAAGGGTTTAGAATTGACAAATATTTCTAATCCCGGTATAATGAATTCCAACTTAAACAGAGGAGTTTTCCTATGAAAAGATTTGTGTTATTTCTCTTCGCGGTGATTCTTTCCATGTCTCTTTGCGCCTGTGGCAGCTCTGGCGCGCCGCAGAT